CCAGTCACGATAAACCCCCACATATTTTTCAATAACTTAGCAGTCTAAACACCATTTTTTGAATATTTCCATTTAGGGACTTTAGAGACTTATTTCTCCATTTCTTAGGGTACCATTTGCTTAGGTTAGCCATTTCAGGGGAGAAACAAGAAAAAGAGGTCAATGAGTACCCTAGAAGTGGTATTCTTAAATGGAGCACCTAGAAATGGATTGAAATTAAACATCAATAGAATCAATAACTTACTTGAAAATACCTTATTTTGGTCTTACTTTCGTCATTTTTTACTTGACATCCTTTTTTAAAAATGTTATAATATAAGTAAGGAATAAAGAGAAATGTTCTCACCTGGCTTGATGACGACGAAGTCGGAACAGGCCACCGAAAAGAATTACTGATAAGGTTGTACTCAAGTAATTGTATTTTAATACAGACTGAGGTGTTCAGATCGATAGGTACTTGAGTCATTGGTTCAAACGGATTAGGTTGTTACAAGATACGGTTAGACTTGGAATCACGAGCAAGTGAATGTCAAGACGGTTGAGAGTAAGTCTCCATTGCCTGGTTGCAACGACAAACGAGTTACAGGCTCACTTGGATAAGACAACCAAGTTGTCGAAAAAAGAATTACATTCTTAAGGAAGTGAACACTGAAAATTTATTTTAAGAGAAATACTAAGGCTAAAATTGATTATTAATTTTAAAGATGGCGACCTATTTAAAGGTGACTGCCTAGAAATAATGAAGGAAATTCCAGATCAGTCAGTGGATATGATCTTATGTGATTTACCTTACGGTACAACCGCTTGTTCTTGGGATACCGTAATCCCGTTCGAACCTCTTTGGGAACATTATTGGAGAGTGTTAAAACCTAATAAATCTGTCTTACTTTTTGGTGCAGAACCATTCTCTTCTATGTTACGAATGTCCCAGATTGATAAATTCAAATATGATTGGATTTGGTGTAAATCACGGGCATTAGGATTTACAAATGCAAAAAACAAACCAATGAATAAGCACGAAACAATTTCGGTTTTTAGTCAAGGTACAGTAGCGAATAAATCCACCAGAAAGATGTTATATAACCCTCAAGACTTGAAACCATCTGGAAAGAAGGTTAGCGGTATCAAAGACTGTAAGGCGGATAAGACTGGACACAAATTTGCCCGGAAGTCTCACAAAGAAGAATATATTCAGGAATATACAAATTATCCTGTATCAACTCTATCTATACCTAATGAAGGTAAAACAATACATCCAACCCAAAAACCGGTTGCTCTTCTTGAATATCTAATCAAGACATACACCAATGAAGGTGATGTTATTCTTGATAACTGTATCGGTTCTGGTACTACAGCACTAGCTGCATTGAATACCAGAAGAAAATTTATTGGTATAGAACTGAATGATAATTATTTTGATGTATCTAATAAGCGGATAGAAGAGTGGTATAATGTCTCAATTTAAACAATTCTTGAAAGACGATGTTATCGATAAAGAATCAGGACTCTCCGATAAGGAAACTTTCTTCCTCGATATCCTCTTCGATAAGCATAAGGGTAACTTCATCTCTGCTATGAAGGAAGCCGGGTTCTCAGAATCTGACTCTAGGAAGGTAAGAGCGAAACTCAGTAAAGAGATTCAAAAAGTCTCTAAGGAATATCTAGAATCTGAAACTTCTAGGGCTGCTGTTTCTTTGTCTCAGGTTCTGGAAGATCCGACTCAACCTGGCTCTAAGCTCCTTATCTCTGCTGCCAAGGAAGTCCTCGATAGAGGTGGTGTCGTTAAGGAGGATGTTCTTCCTACAGTGTCAGACAATATCCTTGTAATCTTACCTCCGAAACAGACGCAGTCTGATGACGAAGAATGAAGATACTCTCCTCCCTCTAGAGCGTTGGCCTGACAAGACTCGTAAGGTCCCTTATGGTGCTGTCAAACTAGGCTTCATAGTAGACCCCAATGACCCCTATCACATCATCCCTCATCCTGAGACTATTTATTGGCTTGAGAAAGGATTTGATTACCTAGAGGCTGGTTCCTCTCTTCGTGAAGTTTGTGAATGGCTTTGTCAGAAACTCTCTCGTGACAATATGGTTCATCAGACTCTAGCTAATTCTTATAATGAATTCCGTAAGCCATATGTCCGAACCAAGACACATAAACGTAAACTTCCTTCTCCTTCTAAGGAGACTCGTAAGGTCATAGCTGCCAAAGTCTCAGCCCATTATGCTCAGAAGAATGCTGAACGTATAGCCAAGGAGCATGAACTCTCTAAGAAGAGACTCAAGACAGAAGATTACGATACCCCTCCTGTTCCGGTAGAACCTAAGACTAAACCCTTCCTTCTACGAGACGACAACCCGGATAACAAAGCTCCCAGAATTCTCTTCAAAGCCAATCCAGGACCTCAGTCTGACTTTCTTTCAAGTACTGAGCAAGAAATCCTCTTCGGAGGGGCCGCCGGAGGTGAACCTAAGTCTTGGTTCTTCCGCCTCCTTTTGCAGTAATGCATCAAAATAAAACTCGTGAATTGCTGGAATGTCCCTCGCAGGGAAGAATCGGCAGCCAAGCTAAGCCAGAAATGGTGGTGAAGGTTCAGAGGCCATCCCATTAGCCGACAGGCTATGAAGTTATCTAATGATAACAGAAAGGGAGTAGCACTACGGTGCGAAGCGCGAGACCCCTCATACTGAGGGTGAAGATATGGTCCAATGCAAATAATCCGTTTTTACGAAGTACCATTTTAAGGTAGAAATTTATGAATTATATTCTATATAAAGCCACGTCTCCAAGTGGACGTACATATATTGGTATCACGAATAATTTTAAACGTCGTATGAAAGAACACCTGTCTTCAAAATTTCCTTTTGGTCACGCCTTGAGGAAATATGGTAGAGAGAATTTCTCATATGAATTTGAGATGTTCAATACAGTAAACGAAGCTCTTGAAAGAGAAGCAGAATTAGTAACACCAGAAGCTTTAAAATCAAAAAAGCTTTATAACTCCACAATTGGAGGTTCTTTTTCTGAGTCTTTGAAAGGTGATAACCCTATGCATCGTTCTGATGTTGTAGAAAATCATCCCAATCTTTGGTCTACTGAAAATAACCCAATGAACAATCCTGAATCTAAACAGAAAATGATAGAATCTCAAAACAGAAAGAGGATATCTATCGATGGAATTGAATATCCAGGTGTACGAGAAGCTGCTAGGCAAATTGGTAGTTATAGACAGTTAGTAGTTCATAGACTTCGATCTAAAAATTACCCAACTTGGTATTATCTGTAAATTTGTGTTATTTGTATGGGAAAATCGTATGCCATGTTGGCTGATCCTATGAGGTATTTCTCAAATCCAAATTTCGTAGGTCTTCTTCTTCGTCGGACTAACGATGAACTTAAAGAACTTATCCGTGAATCTCGTAAACTCTATCCTGAAGCATTTCCAGGAGCTGATTTCAAAATAAAAGAATCAGTTTGGAAGTTCCCTTCTGGTGCTGAACTCTGGATGACCTATCTCGACAGAGATGATGACGTCTACAGATATCAAGGTCAGTCTTTTTGTTGGATCGGTATCGATGAATTGACCCAATATGCTTCCCCTTTTGCCTATAATTATCTAAGATCACGTCTCAGAACTACCGATCCTGAACTTCGTAAGTACCTCTCGATTCGATGCACGACCAATCCTGGTGGTCCTGGCCATTCTTGGGTCAAAAAGATGTTTATCGACCCTTCAGTACCGGGAAAAGCCTTCTGGGCTACAGATATTGATACTGGAGAAATTCTAAGGTACCCAAATAACTTTGCTGACCCTGAAAAAGCTGGTAAACCACTATTTAAACGTAAGTTCATCCCCTCTAAATTATCTGACAATCCTTATCTCTATGATGATGGGGCTTATGAAAGGTCCCTTTTAGGTCTTCCTGAGAATGAAAGGCGTAAACTCCTCGAAGGAGATTGGTCTATTGTCGAAGGTGCAGCCTTTGCAGAGTTCAATCCGACTATCCATGTCTGTAAACCCGTCGATATCCCGACGTCTTGGAAGAGATTTAGAGCAGGTGACTTCGGTTATTCTTCTCATTCTGCTGTTCTTTGGTTTGCAATCGATCCGTCTTATGAGACTCTTTACGTCTACGATGAACTTTACGTCTCTAAAAAGACAGGAATTCAATTGGCAGACCTTATAAAGGAGAAAGAAGGTCCGGCTAGAGTGTCTTACGGTGTTCTTGACTCTGCTGTCTGGGCTCAACCCGGTCATACTGGTCAAAATGGTTATCTTGGACCTAGTATTGCAGAGGAAATGATCTCTCGTGGTGTCTCATGGCGTAAAGCCGACAAAGGACAAGGCTCTAGGGTGGCTGGTAAGAACCGACTCCATGAACTTCTTCGAGTTGATCCTGACACTCAACGTCCCGGTATTATATTTTTCGAGACTTGCCGTCAGATTATAGCTGATCTACCTTCGATACCAACCGATCCTGATGGTGGAGATGATATCGATGATAGATTTCAGTCTGATCATACCTACGACGCCCTTCGGTATGGTATTATGTCTCGTCCTAGAGCAGGAACATCATTAGATTGGGGTCGTAAACCAGTTCACTCAGCCCCTCCACCATTCGACCCCGTATTCGGCTACTAAGCCTTCTAATTTCGGGTATTAAAAAGGATTTTTAAATGAAAAAGTCTAGTTCTAAATCTACTCCTAAGAAACAGGTTCCGATTGCTAAGATCATTGGCCCTGCTAAACCTGCAAATAAGTCTAATTCCCCTGCTTCTGGGACTAAATGCTGATGAAGAAGAAAATTAAGAATCAGGATGACCAGGAATCCATCGTCAATTCTGTTGTCGATTTGGTAGAATCTGTCATCGAAAAAGAAGCCCCTATTGTCGGTGTTGTAAAGAGTCTCCTTCCCAAAATTCAGGACTATAGTCGAGGTCATCGTGGACAAAATCGTTAAAGAAAAGTTTGGTGAACTTCTATTTACTATTTCACAACTCGAAGCAACTGTAGAGTTTCTTAAAAATAAAATTGAAGAGTTGGAGACTAAAGTAGAGGATAAAGTAGATGACAACATCAGTAGCACTTGAACAGGTAAACTCAGACGGGACTCTAAAGGATTATTTTAATGCCTAATGCAACTTTTGATTTTTCACCGTCTGGTATCGCTTCTTATCTAGCTGATCTTCTTCAGACGCTTACTAACAAGACTTTGACTTCACCTGTAATCGTTACCCCTGTAATCCAACCCGCAGCTTCTGCAACACCCGCTACGAATGGTGATGTAGTAATCCAAGCAACATCTAATACTTCTTTAACCTTTAAACTCAAAGGTTCTGACGGAACTGTACGTTCTGGTTCAATTACATTATCATAACGGAGATAATAAATGTCATTTGTAGACCAACCTACTCCAGGACAAGACAGAGGAATGCAGGACGCACCTCCTAGTGTAATGGAGATACAAGCCATGGGATTGGAAGAGTCTACAGATGACCTTGATCTTGGTGGTGTAGTTTCCCTCATCAGGGGTGTATTCAACGATTCTGTTCGTCGTCGTTATGTAGATGAAACTCGCTGGCTTGAATGCTTTAGAAACTATCGTGGTGTCTATGGGTCAAGTACTCAGTTTACTGACATCGAGAAATCTAGGGCATTTATCAAGATTACTAAGACTAAGGTTCAGGCAGCTATTGCACAGATCGCTGATGTTCTTTTTGCAGGCAATAAATTTCCGATTGGTGTTCAAGCTCTAAAGATTCCTCTTGCTGTTCCTGAGGCATTGAGTTTCGATCCTAAAGCCCCGCCTGAACAAGAACAACCTCAGACTCAGGGTACATCTCAGATGGCACCCCATATCGCCAAACTCTTCGGACCTAAGAAACCTCTTCTCGATAAAGTCTCTGATACTCTTAAAGAAGGAACTGGTCTTACACCCACGGCTGTGATCTTCGACCCTAATGAAGATGCTGCTCGCAAGATGGAAAAGAAAATCCTTGACCAACTCGATGAAGCAGATGCTACTAAGTCTCTCAGGAGTCTAGTTACTGAGCTTTGTCTTTTTGGTACTGGTATTTACAAAGGTCCATTTGCACTAGACAAAGAATATCCCAAGTGGGATGAACAAGGTCAGTATACTCCTAGTACTGTAACTATCCCTCAAGTCGAATATGTCTCTATTTGGGATGCTTACCCTGATACTGATGCTAGAAATATGCATGAAGTAGAGAAGTTCGTTCAGCGTCATCGGTTGTCCAAGACTCAGCTAAGAGCCTTGAAGAAGCGTCCTCTGTTCCGTTCTAAGAATATTGAATCTGCTATTTCTGATGGCCCTAATTATGTACCTCAGTGGTGGGAGAGTAATCTTCGTGATGATTCTAATGCTCAGACAAAAGAACGTTGGGAAGTCCTAGAGTTTTGGGGAATGATCGATAAGAAGACTGCTGAAGAAGCTGATCTTACGATCCCTAAAGAATATAAAAACTTCGATGAAGTTCAGGTCAATGCTTGGATTTCTGGTAATCATATCCTTCGATTGGTAATCAATCCCTTTAAGCCTGCTCGTATTCCCTATTATGCTGTACCCTATGAAGTCAATCCTTATTCCTTCTTCGGCATTGGTGTCGCAGAGAATATGATGGACTCTCAGCTTCTTATGAATGGTTTTATGAGGTTGGCAGTAGATAATGCTGCTCTTTCTTCTAATATCATCTTTGAAGTAAACGAAGATATGCTTCAGCCCGGTCAGAGTATGGATATCTACCCTGGTAAGGTTTTCCGTCGTCAAGCTGGTATGCAAGGTAAAGCTGTCGAGAGTACTAAGTTCGATAATGTGACTCAAGAAACGATGATTCTTTTCGATAAGGCTCGTCAATTGGCAGATGAAGCAACAGGTATGCCAAGCTTCTCACATGGTATTACTGATGTCATGAGTACAGGTAAGACCGCTGCTGGTATGTCAATGCTTATGGGTGCTGCTGCACAGAATATCAAAGCCGTAGTTCGTAATCTAGATGATTATCTTTTGGCTCCATTAGGTAAAGACCTCTTTTCATTCAATATGCAGTTCAACTTCGACAAGGATTATATCGGTGATGTGACTGTCGTAGCCAAGGGTACTGAAAGTCTTATGAGGAATGAGGTTCGCTCTCAGAAACTTCTTCAGTTCTCTCAGTTCGCTGCTGGTAATCAGATGTTGGCACCTTATGTCAAGTGGGATTATATCCTTCGTGAATTTACAGCCTCACTTGACCTCGATGAAGATGATGTTGTCAATGACCCAAGGGCTGCTCAGATTCAAGCTCTCGAAATGCAGAAATTCCAACAGATGCTTAACCCGCAAGGTCAAACTCCACAGGGTCAAGATCAAAGCCAGACACAAGAAGGTGTTTCGACTCCACAAGCTTCTGATCCTACCCAGAATGGAAATGGTAATATCGGACCGGGTGCTGCACCTGAACCTAACGCACAGGGATTCTCTGGTAATCAGGAACAAAGACCTCAATGATAAATTCAAATCAGTTGATCTTCGTCAATACACCTGAAAATATTGATACCTTGAATTCTATTCTTGATGATAGGATTTCTGAACTTAAAGAAAGATTAGTAACAGTCGATATCAATCAGGTCATTCCGATTCAGAGTCAGATTGCAGAGTTAAAACGTCTTAAAAATATCAAAGAAATCATAATTCAGAGGAAGAACGATGGCATCAGTAACTAGAGACGGACGTATCGTTCTTTATTATCAAGGTGGACAGCCTGTCTATGCTGACTCTAATGATTCAAAGAAAGATAATCTAGATATCGTAGAAGGACTCTCTAAAAGAGGTTTTGATCCTAATAATCCTGATACCGATAATAGTCATACAGGTCTTCATACTTATAACCGTCGTCATCAAGAAGATCGTCGTTTTAGAGGTCATGATGATAATGGGGATCATAACGAAGGGTTACCGAAACGTCAGGTTGTTCAGAAACTTGTTCGTGGTAAAGATGGTCTACTGAATCTCATTTACGTAGACCCTAAAACTGGTAAAGAAGTCAAGAATCTAAACAACGTATCTGTCGTAACATCTATGTCAACTCTTGATGACATCTATGGTAAGCCTGCTGAATCAAAGACTAAAGATGATACGGATACTAATACAGACACAGAAACTGACCAGGGTCGTAATAAAAAACAGACTCGTCGGGACCAACAGCATCAGGATTCCTTTAATGATCATGGGAGATCAGGTCAGAGGTCTTCAGCTTCTAAATCAACATCTTCAGTAGGTACTTCGAATACGAATAATACTGCTGAACAAGGTGATACTACAGATTATTCTAGGTTTGATCCTCTTGATGGTGGTAAGACCATAACAAGTACTCCAAGAGAAGTCAAGAGTTCTCTGAATCAAGACCCGTCAGTCGCAACNNTGCCACTTCTTTGTCTGATTTGGATTATAACTACGAGAATGGTAATCTTTCAACGCCATATGAAGGTAAAAATCTAAATGATGTTGTTACTTACGGTGATCAAAAGGATTATACTGATGCTCAAGTAACGGACGTTGCTAAGACTCTGGCTGGTGAGATTGACTCTCGTTATACTGATATAAATTCTCCGGAAGGTCAGAAAGAAGCCGCAGGTATTGTTTCCACGATGATGAATCGTGATGATGTCATGCAAGGAGATATCTCTGATGCTATTCATCAACCTAATGCATACAGTACTTGGAATAACGATCAGGTAGCCAAAGTAGCTGAAGCTAATTACGCTAAGAATCCTGCAATGTGGGAAGGTCTTGCTCGACAGATTTTGTCTGATCCGACACAGAGACAGCCTTACACCAATTACTATAATCCTAGTCTTGTCAATCCTTCTTGGGCTGATGATCTAGGGTTTAAAGAACAGATCGGACCTCATATGTTTGGTGTCGATCAGAATTATGCACCGACTCAGCATTATTTGTCTGAAGATCAGAAGAATGCAATCGAGACTAATGCTATCAACACTAGCTTCCAGAATTCTTTTGCTTTCCCTGCGTCTCAAGAACTGACGAATAATCCGATTACAGTATCTCCAGTCTACGACCCTACGAGTTTTGCTGCTGCCTATGCTGCTCAGAAGATGCCAGAATCTATGTCTCTGGGTGTAGCACCTAGTAATGTTTCAGGCTTTTCTCTAGGTTATCAGGCTCAGAGAGATTATGTTGATCCTAATACCGAAGGTTGGCCTTCGATTGATTCACCTGAAGTAAAACAGATGGATCAGAACAATCTTGACCACCTTAAGCAGATGGAACAAGAACGGGCTGCTCCTAATGTAACAGCCAATAGTAATTTCTCTACTGGCTATGATGCTCAGAAAAGTTACAATGTAGATAATTTCGATTCTAGTCGTTTTGGTGATCCTACACCTGCAAACCTAGGTAGCTTCACTCAAGGTTACGACGCTCAGAAGGATTATAATACTCAGAACTTTGATACTTCAAGATTTGGTGACCCGACTCCAGCAGACTTAGGGAACTTTACACAAGGTTATCAGGCTCAAAAATCAACCCTGAATGCCAATGTCCCTTCTATGACTGATACGTCTCGAATAGCACCTGATTATAGTGCTACAACAGGATTTGCAACCGGTTATCAACCTTCGATTTCACCTTCGAACACAGGTGTCTATGGTGATCCTACAGGCGGTTTTGGAAACTATGTCTCGACGGATAAGAATGCTGTAGCTGATTCTGGGCTCCAAGCAGCAGAAAATACCGCTAAGATCAACGATGCTGTATCTGCCGGATTTACAGCCCCAGGTTCTACAGTATCGAATTCGATAGCAAATACTGCTCCTAGTATCTCTGTTGACTCGACTAGTTCTAACACTTCGACAGATTCTAGTGCAGATACATCTACGTCCAGTACACCTGATGCTTCAACTTCAAATACAGGTGATGGAGTATCTACAGGTACTACGACCTCTTCGTTTAGTAGTTCCTCTAACGATGGTGTCTCTTCTGGACCTGTGAGTACTGGATTTACATCTAGTCTTACTTCAGACACTACTAGTACTGGAACTACGGTAGACTCTGGTATTTCTGTTGATTCTGACACTTCAGGTGTTACTTCGAATACTGGGGGTTTTACAGGTGGGATATTTGGTGGATTTACTTCTTCGGATACATCAGATACTTCCTCAACATCTTCTGTAGGAGACTCAGATGGATACGATTAATGAATCAGAAAAGTCTCGGATGAATCAAGATCAAGGGTTTGTAAAAAAACCCTTCGCTCTTAAGAAATTGGTCAGAGCACCTGATGGAACCCTTAGAGTCGTTTATGTTGATGCAAGGACTGGTAAGGAAGTAAACCCCGAAGGTTATACCGTAATTCAGTCTGATAACACAATTGATACGACACAGGTCAAGACTACTCCTAATGTTGCAGCTAAGACAACTGAGACTAAGACAGATGAAAGTCTGGCCAAGGAAATAAATACTGACTGGAAGCATACAGGAGAAAATGACAAACCGAATCTAAATGATTCCTCTACGTCACGTAATGCTTATGGTTATTATAATAAACCTGGCTGGATGGGGTTTGCTAGTTTTGTCCCTGGCCCTATAGGTCTTGTAGGGAAGCTTGGGAATCTAGGTATCAACGCAAGTAATACAGAGGCTGTTAATAATCAGAGAGAAGCTCTAGGGTTTACTCCTAATTCAACAGCAAAGAATATC